TACGGTTCAGCAAATCATACGTTTCTTCGTGTACGGATACCACACCCTCAAACCAAACTTCGGCTTCTTCTTGTGTTTCGAACTTCGGTGAGAGTGATGCTCCGGAACCCGGATTAATCCAGAACCAGACTGCATTCTCCATGTTCGACTGGCGATACTTGATAAGTGCGGCTTTGAATTGCTTTTTCTGCACCGTCATGGCTTCTTTGAGAAGAAAAGTTGGATAGACAACCTCGGAGGGGCAGTTGTCGAAAGTGGTGTCGTAGAGTGCCATTCTCTCTCTGTTGAGTAAATGGCTGTGTTGTACTGCGGAGAATAGAACTTCCCTTCTTTTGGATTGAAGCCATACTCATCCACACCCTTGTTCTGTTCGGTCCATGCAAACCAACCACCCCAATTCGAATCCCACTCTTTGTTCAGGTAAATTGACATAGCATCATAATCTGCATAGTCTGGATGCCAGTTCACACAAGAGGTCGAGAAACCCATGTAAAAGATAGCGGCTGAAGAATGTGGAAGGTAATCCAATTTACCACGATTGACTAACTCATAGTAAAGAGGATTCTTCCACTCATCGGAGAGCGCACGTGAGAGTATCGTACCTCCGGTGGCATACTTCAGTACATTCACCCATTTCGTCTGGTTTGATGCCCAAACGTCACCCGCCTTCGTCTCCTCGTTCCATGCTAGGAGTCTATCGATAAACTCCTGTGATAGAACGTCATTTAAAATTTTAATCATATTATGCAATCAAGTTAATGAAGCGGTTCAACACGATACGATTTGAGACACGGTTGCTTGTGTACTTTGAGAAAGCAGAAACAAGCCCACGGGTTGTCGTTGAAGTAACTTCGAATTCATCATCTTCGTCAGTGTCCAGTTTATCTGAACGAATAAAGTAATATTCATCGTATCCAACATTATTTAGATACGTGAAGTTGTTCTTGCGGAACTCTGCCACACGGCCCTCGATTTTGGTTTCTTCGGATTTCGGTGAATACATTGAAAGGGCTTGGCGAACATCACGAACTTTTGCAACATAGAAACCAACCACGTTTGCATCTGTACGCTGTTTCAGTAGTTTTAGAAGTGCAGTTGTTTGAGCCGCACCACGTGAACCATATCCAGAACACTCAGTCACTTCAACTGATGCTTTGGTAATCGGATCACGGAAGAAACTTCTCATTTTCCAATTAGAATCAACTGAAGACCAATCATAGCGTTGACCATCAATAGCATCGATACGACCATACAGTGTAGAACCTTCACCATCGGTTAGAAACACACTGTTCACAATTTCAAGTTTGTTTTCAGTCTTGAACTTTGGAATAACTTTGAATGCGGAGATCACTGCCTCATTCAGTGGCGTTCCACCAAGTTGAAGAATCTCTGGTGGTTCCATGTTTGAACATGTACCACGGCGACCTGTACCATAATCAAGGAGATATGATGCCATCTTGGTGAATTCATTCGCACTCATTTTGTGTGAAAGAATATTCAGAAGTGTAAAGTGGTGTACACACAAATCACCAACTTTCAGTTTCTGTGCTTCCAGCTTTTCTTGGTGTGGAAGTTTAGAAGTTGAGAATGCATATACATCAAAAGGAATGTTTACCTTTTTGCAGAACATCACAAGGTTCAAGAGTTGTTTCACTGTTGGTGACATATGGTCGCACATAGAACCAGACCAATCAATGAACATCACAAGACCGTGAGATTTGCCGTTAGGCACTTTGGTGAGCCGAGCGAAAATGTCATCGGTGAATTTGAATTCGTGAATCTTTGAAAGATTCAGTTCACCAGTCTTGGAGACTTTTGCACGTGTTTGCTGTTCAGCATTTTTACGCATTTCGAATTCTTTCACAAGGTAAGAAACAACCTTGTTAGATTCGGTGCGGAACTTACTGAAGTTTGCCCGCATTTTGTCTTCGTTGAACCATTCTTTACGGATTGGATCAGTATTGTGGTCGATAACCTCTTTAATCAGAGTTTTGTGGTCAACAACCACATTCTCAAGAAGAATCTCGGGAATGTTTGAATACATCACATCCTTACGGTTTTCACCGGAATACAATTGTTTTTCCTTTTCACGGAAAGCATTGTCTGTTTCAGATTCAATCTCTACATCATCAGAACCAGTTCCGCCGGTTCCACCAGTTTCTGGTATCTCAGGTGTATCTGAAATTTTGTCTTCTTCGGATTCTTCGGTGCCGCCGGAAGATTGTGTTTCAATATCACCTTCTTTGGCTTCGCCTTCTTTCGATTTGTCGGCACTTTTTTCTTGATCTTCACCTTCATTGAAATCAAAATCAGTAGATCCTGTATTCCCAATTTCTGGTGGTACTTCTTCACCAGGTTCGACCTTTGGTGGTTTGGATTTTTGTTCCTTGGATTGTTCTTTCATAAACTTTTGAATTTTCATGGCAATTTCCACGGTTTCTTCAAAAGTTTCAGCATCTTCAACTTCACGAACCAAAGAATATTCTTCGGAAGTGAAATCGATACCTTGAGCCGCACCACCTTTGGTGTAAAGGTTGATACGGTCAATGAAATTCATTGTATTGAGGTCTTTACCTTCGGTGCCAAAGAAATCCATTTCCATCAATTCACGATAACCTTTGACAAAGGAAATGCGAATACCAGGAAATCTACGTTTGATTTTCTTTTCGATACGTGCATCTTCACAAACGTTAAGAATGGAACGATTCACTTTGAGGTCAACCACAGAATCGTGCCAGCCTTGTGCTGGTGTTTCTAGTGCATGTCCAACTTCGTGGCCCAACAGGAGGTCAATAACTTCGTTGGAGAGATTGCCGTTCAGAACAGGAACGGTGAGAACACGATTTTTGATATCGAAAAATGCTGTCGGAACTTGACGTTGTTCGACAATCAGGTTTTCCGTAGCCATGAGGCGTGCAAGATTTGATTTTGATTCAACTAGCATGTGTTTCCTTGTGAGTCTGTAGTATGTATTATATCATACTGACAGGAAATGTCAAGTCATGTGTTGTTTTTTTGAGACAAATTACTCTTTTTTTGTAATAATTAGTGTTCCGGCTTCGGAAACTTCAAGATTTAGTGTGTCTCCTTCTTTCCAGCCTGTCTCCGCAATTAATTCGGGTGGAAAAGTGAGAATTCCGTCTCCGGAACCGTCTCCGGCGTCTTCTATGAGCATCGGACCATAAGTTTTAGGTTTCGGATTGACCCATTGATGCACAATATCTGTTAATTCTTGCCAAGGTTGTCGTTTTCCGACTAATTCTTCGTCTAAAGCAAAGTAAATGTCGTTTGCCAACTCAGGATCACTCTGAATAATCGCTTTTGCGAGTCTTTGTGTATCACTGGACATAATCAAACTCGGAAAAAACGATTTTATTTTGTTTTTCTGCGACCAATAGATTCACATGCATTAAAGTTTCCATAATTTCTTCATAACTCATCTTTTCCAACTTTTCGGTGATTTCTTGCATTTCATTTTCAGTAAGCATAATTATCCTTTTGACGGTGCTTAGGTTGACGGACGTACTTAGTCTCAATCCTGTGTTTTTGTGCAGGTTTGATAGGAGTACGACAAACTGGTTTTGGTAACTTAATTGAAATCTTCATTTTTATCTCCGCATTCTTGCCATGTCTTGTGCTTCTTCCACAGAAAAAACAGGAACAGCATTGGACTTGTGGAGAGTACCAATACCAAGAATTTTGTCACCGGTATAGACCTGTTTTGGTTTGACTGTTCCACCATTCATCATTGAAGCATTTAATGATGGAATTTTTGGTGTTTCACGAACAGGCTTGCCTAAACTATAAGTCCAAGGTTGAACCGTTGAAACATTCTTTTTGATTGTTGAAACCTGGTGCTTAGCCAGCCAAGCCGCATATTCCTCTCGCTCCTTTTTGGGCTTGAGTTTTGGCTTGGATTTTCCTTGTCTCACATATATCATCATAAAATATCTCCGAAACGAATAAATGTATTATACTCGTTCCATAGATAAAAGTCAAGTCATTTGTTGTATTTTTACAACTTACTATAGCGTTTTTCTAGATATCCATAATCGTCATCTTCATGTTGACGCTGGCGCATTCTCCGTAATTCTGCCGCTTCCTTCTTGCGCTTTTTGTTTCTATTAAATTCCTTCGATGAATTGTATTCGTTAGAGTATTCATCTTCAAAAGGACGAAACTTAGGAACAAATTTTCCCACTTCTTTTTCTCCGTAATTTATAGTACACCAGGAATGTTATCATGGATAAACTTATAAGTCAATCCTTTAACACCTAAATCTTTCTTAAAAATACCAATAACAATATCCGCTTCACGTGGTTCAAGAGATTCCAACAAAATCAGAAGAAGTTCTTCTGAACGTTTTGGTGTTAAACTCTCGGCGGTTTCATTACCTTTACGGAATAGATAAAGCCTTTTAAGTTCAGTGTCAAGTGATGCAAAAGAAATTCCAGGTTTTGTATCTGGCTTCTTATACTTCGCTGGATATGAATTATGTTTCCATTCCATTTCAGGTCGATATGCCAATTGAAGTACCAATTTTACCGTTGGTGTCCAATTGTTGGCAAGCACATTAATCTTATCTTGTTTTGAATTAGCTTTTGCGAATTCGTCAACACTTCATAAATATTTTTTCTCATTAGAATTCCTCAATTACTTCCATTAAGTTCTTTAGCTTCTTGTCCATGAAGTAATTAATCAACTTGGACCGTGGAGCCGGCTTTGTATTATTATATGTATTAATAATTGAATTTTTAATATCTGACGGAATCTGACGTAGGTCAATCAGTGTTTGATTTCTGGAAAAACCAATACGTGCATTTTCATCTTCCCAATCACCATAGTTTTCATTCAACATTTTTTCGAGTCGATTTTTATTGATAGGTGTTTGTCTCAGGTCACGCACGAAACAATCGGCTGGAGAAAGAACATTCGGAATGCCATCACCCTTATCACCTTTGATAATTTTCTCTTTGAGTTCAGCCAGTGGATTTTCAGACTTGATATATTTCTTTTGTGCAGGATTGTATTGTTTTACATTCTTGTACATTTGAAGTTGTAGGAAGTCGCCGTCAGAAGAAAGAATGAGAATCTTATTATCATCACCCGCATAGATTGGTGTGAGTGTGCCGATAATATCATCGGCTTCTGCACCATCAACATCAATGACTTTATATGGGAAATTTTCTTTGAGTTCTTGTTTTAGATTACCAAGAATATCAAAAATGAGATGCCAATCAAGGTCTGACTTCTCACGTGCCTTTTTGCGTCCTGCCTTATAGAACGGAAAGAATTCTTTACGCCAATATTTTTTATTGTCGCAACAGAGTACAACTTCACCATATTCTTGGCGAAATTGTTTAACGTGGCCACGGATGATATTAAGCACCAAGTGACGAACTAAACCTTCTTCAAGTTTCACGTTTTTTTGACCGGCAATTTGTGCCATCAAGCCAGATAGCAAAACCTGGTTCAAGTCAATGAGAATCATTTTATACCTTATTTAATTACTCGTAGAAGGATTATATCAGAATTTATACGTCCTGTCAAGGCTTGTTCAACGGCATTAATGTCAGTAAGAACTTTTCTCAGCGCAACTTTACCAGCCTTCAATGTTGCAGGTAAAACAACTTCCGGTTTACGGATGGTTTTCTGAACAGAGGTTTCTTCATTGAAATTGGTGAGTGTTGTGCCTTTAACATTCAGTCCACCGGCATCCGTTGCATTGTAGCATCCAAGTTTCCTTGTTTTGGTGTTAAATACCCACAACTGTGAAGCACCAATGATATCAGCAGGATTAACAGAAGCGGCCTTATATTCATTGTCTTCCTTTTTGAATTGTAGTTTTTCAATGACCTTATCGACCGGCTTCACTTTCTTTTTCCTAGGAGCACGTGTGAGTTTTGCCGTATGTGCAATTTTTGCACAATCGTCAATGATACGTTTTAGTAGCGAGGCGTATTCTTTCAATTCTTTTTTAGAAAGAAAGGAATAACCTTCAACAAGTTGCTCATCTTTACCTTTAATGGTTTCTTCTATTTCTTCCAGTTTTTTCTGATAGACGGGAACAATATGTTTAGTGTGAGCACCTTTGATATCCAGTGAACGCATCAAATCGTAAGGATCGAAAACTGTTTTGAAATCACGTACAATAAAACAGTCATCGATGGCACCTTCGATTTCACCCATGTATTCACGTGTTTTGTCCAACACACGTTCTTGAATAGAAACTACAACCTTAGGTTCGGTTTCTTCAACTTCTTTTTTAACTGGTGATTTATTCTTGAGTTCTTCAATGAATGTGGAAATCCATTGTTCGTTTTTCTCCGTAAGTGGTGCACCACGGAGTTTCATACGGCAAACGAAGCCTAAATTTTTAAAATCAGCATCAGAAATCTTTTCGACAGATTCGATTTCTTTTTTTGGTGTGCCAATTTCTTTGAGATAAGAAAGCGTGAACTTTTTGCTTTCTTTTGAATCTGAATGATAGTTATACCAATTCAGTGCGGCAGACAATGAACCTTCACCATTTTTCCAGGAAGGTTCACCGCCGGCCAATGCTTTTTCAAAATCTTTAACTGATGCGTGTCTCATGTGTAATTACAGCCTGTACAGAATCGGTTCGGAAAGAACGCCAACCGTTTCTTTCCATATCCCATACTGCTAGTGTATCAGGATTCTCTTTTCTTGGCAAGGCCTCAGTCAAAAGTTGTTGTCCCTCTACAACAGGCTTTTGTGGTAAATATTCTGGTAGCAGTGTGCATTTCATTTCACGTTCCGTACCGTCAACTTTAGTAAACACAACCGTTGAAACGGTATTAGATAAAATTTCTTTCAATTCATACTTATCAAACATCTTTCATTTCCTTTTCATAATATTCAATATATTCTGCCGTTCTTTTACTGAGTTCATTAAATGCAACATCAATGAATTCGGCTGACTTTGTGGTTGTTTTAGCAACCAACCCCAAGAACCCATTATCTAACATATTTTCAATATAGTCAATAGGTGAAATCAAGATTGCCTGAAATTTTTCTGGCATTTTTGGTGGATCTTCCGGAAAAATAATGATATCATACAATTCTCCGCTAGAACTTCCAGCCATCTTTTCACCGGCATCAGTATATTGAAAACCACAAATTTCTAAATCACCATCATCATTTCGATAGAAGTTTATACCATCAAATGGTTCAGTCTTTAATGCTTGCCATGATTCGCTCATTGAATGCCCTTATATGCGTCTTTCGAACTTTCACCATAATCCATGCGTTATAATAATCTTCCGATTCCAATACACACCTATCAAATTGTTCTTTAGCTTCGAGATAGCCACATTCACCTTTTGATTTGCACAGATGAATTATTTCTCTTTTGAAATTTTCTTTTCCGTGAACTTGTACGTCATTTTGTAATTCTGAGTTTGAACCATAATACAATTGCCAATCAGAAAATGCTTTAGTTTTTTTTCTTTTACCCTTAATTACTTTCGTTCTTATGGAATAAAAAAACTTTTTACCTATGTATTTTTTACCGGTTGTTAAATTTGTTATGACGTACACGAAACCATAATTGTCACCAATGTCCGGTTCCGTAAATTCACTATCTTTGTATATCCAATTTATTTCCATTCCTCGTTCTCATCAAAGTCCTCATTATCTATATATTCTTCACTCAGGACTTCAATGCTTTCACCACAGAAGGGGCAAAAGGACGGGGTTTCATCTGATACATAATCTTCTTCAAAGGCAACTTCAAAAGTTGACTCACAGTTTTCACATTCTGCTGTTATTATTTTTTCTGACATATTTTCTCCTTAATTAGCCCAAACGTCACCCCAGTTTCCTGTAGTTGCACCTTTGGCATAGTCTGTTGCACGATTTTCAAAGAAATTTGTATGTGTTGGTGCATTAATCATTTCTTCAACCCACGGAAGTGGATTTTTCTTGACCTTCATAATACCCTTCAGACCTAAAGAGATAAGGCGGCGATCCGTGATGTAACGAATGTATTTCTTAACATCTTCCGAATCTAAACCTTCCATAGCACCCATCGAGAATGCTAAGTCAATAAATTTATCTTCAAGCTGTACCATACGTTCAGCAATCGTATAAATCCTACCCTTTAGTTCATCATTCCAAATTTCTTTATTTTCTTCTATGTAGGTTCTGAATAATTTAATCATTCCTTCGGCGTGCATCGTTTCATCAACGATAGACCAAGTAACAATCTGTCCCATACCCTTCATCTTACCGGTGCGTGGGAAATTCAACAACATGATAAAGGATGAGAACAACTGCATACCTTCAGTGAAAGCGGAGAATACAGCAATGTGTTCTGCTGTTGATTCTTTTGTTCCGTTACGTGAAGACAAGTCCATAACATATTCATGCTTATCCCTCATTTCTTGGTAGTCTAAGAATTGATTGTATGTTGTTTCTGGAAGACCAAGAGTTTCGATCAGGTGTGAGTATGCCGCAATATGAAGTGCTTCACGTGCCGCAAACCCCGATAACATCATACGAATCTCTGGCTGAGGAAAATAAGGAAGATAATTGCGAACATAACCACCAGCAACGTCAATATCACCTTGTGTGAAGAAACGAAAGATATGTGTGAGAAATTGTTTTTCTTCACTTGTTAGTTTCTTTTTCCAATCTTTAACATCTTCAAGCATCGGAACTTCTGTATGAAGCCAATGCGATTGTTCATGCTTGAGCCATGTATCATAAGCCCACGGATAATTGAAGGGTTTAAAATGATTTCTTTCATCTGTTAAACTTGTTGCGTTCTTTTTAACCATTAATCCACTCCGTTAATTTTTCTTTTGTTTTTAAACCTGTAGTGCGTTTAACTTCAATATTACCATCTTTCATAACAAGAGTGGGAACTGAACGAATGCCATAATCCATAGCAAGTACTTGGTGAACATCAATATCAACAACTTCAATGGGAATTTTGGTATCAATTTTTTCCAACATTTCTGCCATTGACTTGCAGGGTTGGCACCAAGATGCCGTAAATCTCAAAATTCTTTTCATTTGTCACACCAAGAAGTTTTAGCTTCACCGTAGTATTCACGTGCGAAACCATTTGTTATCAACATTTGACGTAGACTTTTACCATCAAGCAAAACATCACCTAAAACACGACCACCATATTTGTCCCATGACATTAATACAACCTGTCGTTTCTGTGCCGCATTGATTTGTGCTCTTGTGAATGCTGTTGCGGCTTGACCACGTTGATCTTCGCTTGGACACAATGCACGATGGCCCTTCTCAGGTGTATCAACACCAAACACACGAATACTTAGTTCCTTCTTCAGAGGTTCTGGTAACCAGTTAGCTTGGAATGCTACAGTGTCA